AGTAACGATAATAGTGAAGCAGATAGAATTGCTGTTATTCGCACTGTTATTGTTGCTTGCTATGTTATTACAAATTTCTTTATTATTGCTGGTGTAATCCATCATTGGTGAACTATGAATATTTTTTACTTAGATAATGATCCAAAAGTCTGTGCAGAAATGCATGTCGATAAACATTGCGTAAAGATGATACTTGAATATGCTCAACTTCTTTCTACTGCTCATCGTGTTATTGATGGCACTGAATTTACTGGCGTCAGTAAGACTGGTCGCAAACAAACTCGATATGTTCTTTCTGACAGCCGTGAATCTGTTCTGTATAGTGCTACTCATATCAACCATCCTTCCGCTATTTGGGTAAGAAAGTCTGATGCTAATTATGCTTGGCTTTATCGGATGTTTGGCGCATTGATGGACGAATACTCATATCGCTATGGTAAAACGCACGCATGCGAAAAACTTGCCGATGCGTTGAGTTATCGCCCAAAGAATATCCCGAAAGGCGAGTTCACCGAACCAACTCCAGCCATGCCTGACCACTACAAAGTAGCTGGTGACTCAATCCAATCTTATAAGAACTATTACCTCGGAGATAAAACACGTATGTTTTCTTGGAAAAATCGCCCAACTCCATCTTGGGTTTGATAAATACAAGTGAAGGAGTTATTATGCCAACATACATGTTTAGAAATTCGGAAACTGGTGATATCTTTGAAAAGAATATGAAGATGTCCGAACTTGATCAATACAAACTTGACAACCCCACACATGAACGCTATTATGATGGAGTCGCTGCAATGATCGGAGACCCTGTGAGATTAGGTGTAACCAAAATGGACTCAGGCTTCAAGGAGGTGTTACAAAAAGTAAACGAAAGAAATCCACTAAATGATTTAAGGAAAACATCGAAACAACTTTAAGGAAAACTAATGGCTCGTTCAGCAGCAGTAAAGAAGATTGTAGATAATGAAGAACGTGAGTCAAAACCTATCCATAGCAACCAACTTAAAATTAGGTTAGACAATTTAAAGACATTTCAGCCATTGACAGACAATCAAAAATTATTTTTTGATGCATATAAAAGAGGAGACTATTTCGTAGCACTGCATGGTGTTGCAGGAACAGGAAAAACCTTCTGTGCTTTATACAAAGCAATAGAAGAAGTACTAGATAAGAATAATCCGTTCAATAAGATTATCGTAGTTCGCTCTGCGGTTCAATCTCGTGAGATCGGTCATCTTCCAGGCGACGTGAATGAGAAGATGGAAATTTATGAACAACCATATCGTCAGATCTGCGAAACTTTATTTGGTCGCAAAGACGCATGGGATAGATTAGAAGAACAAGGACATATTACCTTTATCTCCACGTCCTTCATTCGTGGTATGTCTTTTGATGATGCGATTATCATTGTTGATGAGATGCAAAACTTGACATATGAAGAGATTGATACTGTTATGACTCGTGTCGGTTATCGATCTAAAATTATTTGGTGTGGCGACTATCGTCAGACTGATTTGAACAAGAGGAAAAATGATGTTACTGGAATTTTAAAATTCTTTGACATCGCCCAGCACATGAGCGCATTTACTCGTATCGAGTTTACTGTTGACGACATTGTTCGATCTTCCTTAGTGAAGGACTATATTTTGGCTAAACTTAAATATGAGGACTTTAACGAAAGACCTAACGGAAAATGATTACAGCAGAACAATTTCAACATTTATTTCCAAGAGCACAAGACCCAGCATCGTGGGCTGAGTCTATGAATGGTGTCTTCCCAACATATGAGATCAATACACCGCAACGTGTTGCTGCTTTCTTGGCACAGTGTGGACATGAGTCTGGTGGTTGGACAGTCTTCGAAGAAAACTTAAATTACTCAGCACAGGGGTTAAATGGTATTTTCAAGAAATACTTCCCAACTGTTGAGTCTGCTCAACCTTACGCACGCAAGCCAGAAATGATTGCTAATAAGATCTATGCTAACCGCATGGGTAATGGTAGTCCAGAGTCTGGTGATGGATGGCGTTTCCGTGGACGTGGTCCTATTCAGTTGACTGGTCGTGCAAACTATACAGCATTCGCAAAAGAGATGTTCGAAGATTGGGAGAATGTTGTTGAGAACCCAGACTGGGTTACAGCAGATCGTGACTTTGCTTTGATGTCGGCAATCTGGTTCTGGAATAAAAATAAGTTAAACCACGAAGCGGACATCGGTGACATCAAAACAATGACTCGCAAAATCAATGGAGGTTACATTGGACTTGAGGATCGAATTAAACATTACAACGAGGCTATTCACTTACTTACATAATGATAAATCATATACATCATGATATTCCCAAACTGGAACGTATCAACAGTGGCGAAGTTAGACTTTATAAAACCCCGACAGGTCGAGCCTATCCAAGCGTCACAACAGTCACAGGATTGCACTCAGCAAAATCAATCGCAGAGTGGAGAAAGAGAGTCGGAAACGAAGAAGCAAACCGAATCTCCAGCCGTGCAGCTGCACGTGGAACCCGAATCCATTCCCTCTGCGAATCATTTCTCCGCAATGAGGGATGTGACCCTGACATCTTCGATAGAGAGTTATTTACAAGCATATCGCCACTCCTCGGAGAAATAGATAATGTTCATGCTTTAGAGACACCACTGTATTCTGATCATTTGGAAGTTGCTGGTACTGTTGACTGTATCGCAGAGTTTCGTGGTAAGTTGTCAGTGATTGACTTTAAAACATCAGCAAGAATAAAATCTCGTGATGACATTCATGGTTACTTTATGCAATGCTCTGCTTATGCAGTTGCTTTTGAAGAACGAACAGGAATTCCTGTTGGTAGACTTGTTGTAATTATGGGTGTTGACAATGAAGATCCTTTGTTGTTCGTTGAGAAGAGGGATACGTGGGTTGGTGAGTTTTGCAAATTACGAGATGACTACAAGAGAATAAAAGGTATTTGACAGATATATAAACATCATGTATAATGATTGAATGGTTGTATGAAGCAACTAGAAAAGTGTTCTGGACGGGAGTTCGATTCTCCCCACCTCCACCAAAAGCATACTTAAATCTCTACAAAACCGAAAGGTTGGGATCAGGATTGGTAAGCCGTGACCTCTACGATGTAAGTCAATTTCACCATAGTATGTTTCTGATGGGGGTGACTAGGTTTCGACAGGGCAACAAGTACAGAAGTGGACAACTAGGCAATGCAGAAGCCTTTAGGACTGGGGAAACTCGGTCGAAGACGCAAACAAAGTAAATGCAAACGACTCTGTCTACGCATTAGCAGCCTAAACGCTGCTTAGGGTTTCGGTTGGTTTCCTCGTAACAGAATAACCAACCACGAATTAGTGAAGTCTTTGCTCGATGTTAGCAACCGATGCCCTTTGGCTCTTGTACTAACTACAGTGACGACATTAATGTACGAAGGTGTTATGATTAACTTTTAAAGGACAATTCTATGAAAAACATTATCGCTATTTTAGCATTAACTGTTGCTACTGGTGTTATGGCTCAGCCAGCAAAACAACCAACTCCAGAGAAGATGGCAGCAGCTGCAAGCGAAGCAAAGAAAGAAGAACCCAAGAAGCAAGAAACCAATTGCGTCACTAAAGACAAGAAAGGTAACTGCCCTCCTGCTCCTAAGTCTGAGAAGCCTACACCTAAAAAGCCTGTAGAAAAAGCTGATGCAAAAGCAAAAGCTGAAGCACCAAAGGCTGACGCAGCGAAAAAGTAATACCTAAATAATTACAGTGGGTTGATGGATCCCAATAAAACCATCATTACACAAAACACAACACAGAAAGGAAGACAATATGTCTAACATGACTCCGTTCGAGATTCGCCTTGAACTACTAAAAATGGCGAAAGACATGCTTAACGATGAATACTACGGTAAGCGTGAACAAATTAGCAACGACTGGCACATGAAAGTCGAATCTGCTAAACTCAATGGGGGCACGATTCCTGATCATCCAGGATTCCCTGCTATCCCATCTGAAAATGATATCATTGCAAAGGCTCAGGTCTTGAATGGTTTCGTTTCTAATATCCCCCTAGACAATACAAAGACTACTAGCAAGAAGTCCACCTGATGCGGGATGGAGAGGTGTTCACACACCTCTTCTTTAACACAAGGAGATTATATGCGAGTATACAGAAGTATATTCATAGTAATGATAGCGATGATAACACTCACTGCGCTGTCCGTTTTTTATAAACAAGAATATGGTTTATTGAATTTAAAATTATCAGAATTTAGCAGAGACACACAAAAACAAATACATTGTCTTGCTGAGAACATTTATTATGAAGCAGGTTATGAACCTAAAGATGGTCAAATGGCAGTTGCGCTTGTCACATTAAACCGAGTACAAGACCCAAGATTCCCTAAAGATATTTGTGGAGTAGTCAAACAGAAAACTGCTTCACTATGCCAATTTTCATGGTTTTGCGAACCAAGAAAATCTGTGAATGAAAGAGTGTATAAAGATAACTTAGAAGTTGCTTTATTCGTTTATGCTAATTATGAAAATCTTTCAGATTTGACTAATGGTGCTAAGTATTATCATGCCGATTATGTTAATCCTCATTGGCGTGGTCTTGAGAAAACTACTAAAATTGGTAGACATATTTTTTATAAGGAAAAAGATAATGATGTCAAAACTGAATCTACAACTAAAGGAAGAGCAATCTAAACACTCATTCTTTTTGTTGATGGAAGAAATAACTCTTTCCTCAGTTAAGCAAGCTACCGAGTGGCTATTCGAAGCAAACTTTACTGAAGAACGTCCTGATATGTTGAACATGATTATCACTTCTCCAGGTGGCGATTTGAATGCAGCATTTGCTCTTATTGATACTATGCGTGGTTCTGCTATTCCAGTTCGAACTATTGGTTTAGGGCAGATTGCTTCAGCTGGTCTTATGATTTTTATTGCTGGTGAAAAGGGACATAGAGTTTTAACACCAAATACATCGATTTTGTCACACCAATATTCATGGGGTGCATTTGGTAAGGAACACGAACTCTTTGCTACAGTTAAAGAATTTGATTTGACTACAAAGAAAATGATCTCACATTATAAAAAATGTAGTGGTTTATCTGAAGCAAAGATTCGTGAAATTTTACTACCACCGCAAGATATGTGGCTCAGTCCACAAGAAGCAAAAAAGTTAGGACTATGCGATGAAGTTAAAGACTTATCTTAATTATATTAGATATTCTGGTGCTTGGGTTGGGTTTGTACTTAACCCATGTCATTGGAGAATGTCTTTTGAATTTTTACACCCAGACGAATTAAATCCAAAAATGCGTGGATGTTATTTGTCTACTGGACCTCTTTGGGTTAGATTAGTTTGTGACGATGGAACATGGTAATGAACGAAAGGAAAAATAAAATGAATAAAGACAGTATAGCATTTATTGTTGGTATTGTTTTGGTTTTAATCACTGGATCTGGTTGTTTAACCTTTTACAATTATCACCAAAATCAAAGTATGAAGTCGAATATTGAATCTGCAATTGTAAAGGGAATTGACCCTGTTTCTGTCCGTTGCGCCTATTCTTCCTCAAACGACCAAATGTGTCTGGCTTGGGCGATGGCTCACGGGAAGTCCTTCGAGCTACCCTCTCCAAAGAAGTAAAAAACCCTTTAAAATCAATGACTTAGGATAACCCTGCCCTCTGTAGGGTTATCTGAAAAAATGCTTTACAATAAATCAGGTTTAGGGTATAATAACTCTAAGTTAGTCGAAAAGGAAACCTGATTATGTCACTGCTTACTATTGGTAACCCAAAATTGCTGAAGGGTCAATCTAAAGGATATTTGTCCTCCGTGTTGCACCTTGCGCCAGCCGATTTGTCTGGCAAAGAAGTTTGTGCCAAACGAACTAAGGGTTGTACTGCTGCTTGTTTGAACACAGCTGGTCGTGGTGGCATCTTTAAGAAGGGTGAAACTACTAACGTGATTCAGCAAGCACGCATTCGCAAAACCAAGCAATTCTTTGCGGATCGTCAAGCATTCTTGAATGAGCTGGTTGTTGAAATTATCAAAACCAAAACGAAGGCTGAGAAGCAGGGGTTGATTCCTGTCTTTCGTTTGAATGGTACCTCCGACTTAGCGTGGGAAAAGTATGAAGTTGCTAATGGTAAAAACATTTTCCAAATGTTCCCTGATGTGCAATTTTATGACTACACTAAAATAAATAACCGTAAGGTGTCGCACATTTCAAACTACCACCTAACCTTCAGTAAGGCTGATGGTAACGATATGGATGTTCGTATTGCGTTGTCTAACGGTATGAATGTTGCAGCTGTGTTTCACAAAGTACCAGAAACTTATCTCGGTCGTCCAGTTATCAATGGTGATGAAACCGATTTGCGTTTCTTGGATCCAAAGGGTGTTATCGTTGGCTTGAAGGCTAAGGGTAAAGCGAAGAAAGATACGACTGGTTTTGTTGTATAAACGGAGAACGAAATGAGAAAATTACTTGCAATGTTATCATTAACTGTTGTTGCATCGTGCACTTATGCACCAGCTTTTGCGCAGCATCATCACTATCATGGTGGTAGTCACGTTGGTTGGGTTGGACCTGCTATTGTCGGTGGTATCGTCGGTTATGCTATCGCCCCTCGACCTGCGCCAGCCCAACCTATTATTGTGCAACCACCTGTTGTTGTGCAACAGCCACCTGTTTACGTTAACCCTCCAGTAGTAGTGCAACCTCAGGCTAACGTATATCAACCACAGCAATATTGTGAGTCTCCTGCAGTAGTTGACCAATTTGGCAATCATCGCCAAATTACTTACTGCTACTACAAATAACTTTACTTTTAATCATCTTTGAGGTATAATATATTATGCAGATGATTCACACATCTTTTAAAAAGTCAAAGAAGCGCAAGCCCAACGCTAAGCAGCGTGAGTTGGATGCGTCTTGGCAAGAATTGCTTAAGAAGTATGCTCCCAAGAGTCCCGTGAAGAACGATGAGAAGCGAGACCTAAAGGATGTATACTCACTTGGGAGACCTGCTCGTCGTGAGACGCCTAAGATTCCAAGTCTTCCTTTTAGTGGTGGTCAGTGCACTAAGAAGGAATCGCCAGTTTATACTGGCACTTTGATCAAGGGTATTGCTACGATGCACAAGTCGAATGCTGTACCTGTATTTTCTGACGAACAAGCAGTTGACATTGCTAAAATGCGAAGAGGATAATTATTATTATGCACACATCATATTCTAAAATTGTTGAAGCCAGTGGTAATCGAGACATTTCCTTACTGCAGGGAATTATGTTCGATCTTATGAAAGAAAAAATGAAGTTGGATAAATTCTTCAGTATGTTTCTGGAGAAGTGTGGTGGAAAGATGGACCCCGAGAAGACTGACACACCGATTTGGAAATTATATCGATCCAAATCTAAAGAATATGCAGATATCAATCAGGCAATTAAAGCAGCCGAATATTTCTTAAAGAAGAACACCAACTATGTTTAAAACCTCAAACGAATTTTCTCTATACATAGAGCAGATTGTTAACGAAAAGAAAATGTCACACATGGATGCAGTATTGAGTTACTGTCAAGAGAATTTTCTTGAACCTGATGACGTAGCTAAACTCGTTAACAAATCTCTGAAAGAAAAGATTGCACTAAACATGCAAGAACTCAATTACCTTCCCAAGAAAGCACAACTAGATGTCTAACAAATTCTGGTTGGTTATGCCAGTCATATGTTATATTATTATGATGGGTTCGCTCTTTTATGTTGTTGCTAAACAAGAACATAGAACTATTCGAATAGACTGTACTTGGTCAGAAATATCGCCAGACTTTACAAATGAGATGAGAGAACTCTGTAGGAAAGCACGAAGTGGACGGATTTAAAGCATACAAATATTACATAGCAATCAAACTGCATTTCACCAAAGACAATTTTGACGTATTTAAGAACAGAGGTAATATCAAAGGAACACGTGATGCGTTTAACGCACGCAACGATCGCTATATGTTTGAAAAGTTGGCAAGAAAGTATCCTGTTGATAAAGACCTAATTCAATTCTACGTTGCATCTTTTGCATATGGTAATGATGCTGCAGTTTATTCTTATGAAGAAGCTGAAACAAATTTGATTGAGTGGAACCGCAGAAAGCAAAGTATTACTAAAGTTTTTGATGATGATTGCAACAAAATTCTACTTGATGCCTGCAAGAATAAGTTGAAAGAAGATAGTATTTTTGACTTGACAAATAAGGGCTACTGTAGTATACTTAAATTATTCCTCGGGAAACAGATAACACTTGAGACGGTAAGAATCATTGACGATCTATATCCTGTGGTTGAAAACTGGAAGCAAAATTCATCAATGCTTTTATTGTGGGAAAACGAAATTCGTCGTATTGAAAAATCGAAGGGTTTTGTTAAGTATGATAAACTTAAAGTTGAAAAAGTCTTTAACACTTTTCAGGAAGAAGTAAAAGAGTTATAAAATGGGTAAGACCTATAAAAAGAATCTTCGTCATGAAGATGACACCAGTGGGCGATCTGGTAAGCACGCTAAACATGCCAATGGTAAAAAAACTGGAGGTATGAAAACGCTAAATAGTTATGTTGAAGAGGAATATGATGATCCTTATGACGACGAAATAGGGATTCATGATGAAATCTTCATACAACATATTAAAAATACAAACGATACTCCGTAAATACGAAAGGAAATACTATGGACATTCAGACACTCCGTAAAATGCGCAATCAAGACTTCGGCAAAATCGCTGGAGAATTTGATAAGATCGCAAATCCCCAATCCGAATCTAAGTCATACAATGACACTCGCTTTTGGAAACTAGAAGGCGACAAGGCAGGTAACGGCACTGCTACGATTCGATTCCTCCCACGTGTTGAAGGCGACGAACTACCTTGGGTTCGTATCTTCTCTCATGGTTTTCAAGGACCTACTGGTAAGTGGTATATTGAAAACTCTTTGACTACTCTTGGTGAAAACGATCCTGTTGGTGAGTTGAACACTAAGTTGTGGAACAGTGGCTCTGAAGCCAACAAAGAAATTGCACGTAAACAAAAGCGTAAGCTGAGTTTCACTGCCAACATTCTTGTTGTGTCTGACCCAAAACATCCAGAGAACGAAGGCAAGGTATTCTTGTTTAAGTTTGGTAAGAAAATCTTTGATAAGATTATGGACAAAGCACGTCCTACTTTCGAAGATGAAAAGCCAGTCAACGTGTTTGACTTCTGGGAAGGTGCTAACTTCAAACTGCGTATGCGTAAGAAAGATGGTTACACCAATTATGATGAGTCTGCATTCAGCGACCCTTCTCCTATCGCTAATGGCGACGAAGAAGAAATCCTTCGTGTAGCGAATTCTCAACACAAACTCTCTGAGTTTTTGGATCGTAAGAACTTCAAGTCTTATGATGAGTTGAAGCAGAAACTGGAGCAAGTGTTGTCTGGTGATTCTTTTGCCAGCAAGTCTGCTGCTGAAATGGCTGAGGAAGAAGATCGTCCTGTTGCTGCTGCACCTAAGATGGCTTCTAAACCTGCACCAGCGCCAGCTGCTAGCAAGATGGATGACGATGACGAAGATGTCATGTCATACTTCGAGAAGATTGCTAAAGAAGACTAATTAGTTTTAGCCAAAAAGAAAGGGGACGAAAGTCCCCTTTTTCACATTATGCGTAACGACTTTTTAGATAGTCGCCGACTGTTCCGTCTTGGTTTCGAACAGGTGATTTGATAATTTGATTTTGATTCTGATTTACAGACACGTTGTTTTGGACTGGAGCGATAATTTGTTGACCACCCTGTCCAGGGATTGCAGCACCAGCGTTCTGTCCAGATTGATCATAAACTGGACCAGCATTTCTCATGGCAGCACCCATCGCTGCGATCTTTTCAGTTGGTAGTGCTGCGATCGCTTTAATTTTCTCAGCATCTATGCTAGAGAATGCGACTAAACCTTCACCAATACCTTTAACACCAGCGCCAGCATCAGCGATGTCTCGCCCATTCTTACCAAGTTCAATAATCTGTTCAACTGGTGTTTTCTGTCCGCTGATAACGGATAGGAATTTACCAACCAAATTTCCAACACCAGCTGCAGCTTGAGCAGCACCCATCGCTGTCATACCAGCAGCGATCGCAAGTAGAGCTGGACCAACTTTAAGTAGATTTTCTCCATCAAGATCTGATAGAGTTTCCATAGCCTTAGCGAATGCTTCCATTGCTGGAGCTGCTAGATTGAATGCTATACCGAATGGAATTAGAGCAGCACCAAGAGCAGCGATGGCGATTGCACCTGGAATAATCCAAGGTAAAGCGAAACTTAACACAGCAGCAACTGCAGCAAGACCTAGTAGGGCAACGAAACCTTTACCGATCGCACCCCAATCCATTTCACCGAATAGTTGGAATCCTTTACCAGCAACCCACAGAGCACCACCAAGTATAGCGATTGCAGCAGCACCCTGAATCATCTGAGCAGATCCAGCTCCCATTAGGGTAGCAATACCAGCAAGACCAAGTAATGCTACACCAGCCTTAGCCATGGCTTCCCAATCTACTTCCATAAATTCTTGTACAGCTTTTCCAGTGATCCATAATGCAGCTGCTAGAATTGTCATTGCAGCAGCACCTTTTAGAACTTCACTATTACCGAATGCTTTAATACCTTCAGCAATACCTTTTAATAGTCCTTCTACACCAGCACCGATACCTTTACCAAGACCAGCGAGACCGCTACCAAGAGATTTAAGACCAGAACCAATTCCACCCATTATTCCACCGCCACCACTAGAAGCAGCAGGTGCTGATGCACCTGGAGAACCACCACCACCTCTTGTGTTTGCTTCGATAGCCTTAAGAACAGAGAGATGTTCTTGCTGCATGCGAGCAGCTTCCATCTCATCTTCAGATACGTTTAATTGCTTATTTTGATCCTCAGTATCTGGAGTAGCAAATTTAACAGGAATAGGTTTAGTTACTTCATCAATCTTAACTGGTTCAGCAGGTTTTTCTGTTTTTGTTATTACTTCAGATTCTTTAACTTTCTCAGTGTTAGTCTGCTTCTCATTTGTGATATATTGACTTCTGACATCAGTTTTCTGAAGTTGTTGAGCCAACTCAGTACGTTTGGCGAACATTTTACCAACAGCAGAATCAGGTGGAGCATTCTTTAACTGATCTTCAGTTAAACCAGTTGATTCTTTTAGTTCTTTTATCTTGGCTTCGTTTTTCTTGACAGCTTTTGCTGCTTCATTTCTCTTTTCGAAGTCAGCCTTTAATTCTTTATCCGATTTCTCACTGCCAAGAGCTTTTTGTTGCTTAATGAATCTACCTTCTTCAATCTTCTTGTCAAAAACTCCACCGAAGTTAAACTTCTTCAATAGAGTTTCTTTCATATTGGACGGATCTAGATTAGATTTCATCTTATCCGCAAAGTTATCAAATTTGTCGCCGAGAGAGTCGAATGTTTTAATACTTTCGCTCATTTGAGTGATAGCTTCTACTTCTCTTTCTCTCTGCTCTACAGATTTCTCTGTAGTTTTCACTAAGTCTTCTGTTAGCTTAACATCTCGTTCTTGTAATCTAAGAGACTTACTATCAATAACTTCAAGTCGCTCGGCTTCGGATTGTGATGTATCCTTCATCTTCTCTATGACTGTTCTCATAGATTCTAGAGTACCGAGTGCGTTCTGTTGTATCTCAATCAGCTTTTTAAATTCGCTGGAGCTAACATTGGTAACGTACCCTAGTGATTGTTTTGATCCCATCTTACATTCTACCTCGTGCTTTTGATGATTCTAACCTTTGTCTTTCCTCTTCAAGATATTTCACCAACATCGCAATATAAACTTCTCTCTCAAAAGGCATCATATGATCTAATTCGCTAAGAGAGTATTTGTGATACTGCATCAATGCAAAATTTGTTTTATAATGATTGAATAAGCTATCATGACAAAGGTTTACTAAAAAAAACTTTGGAGTCCCTCCAGAGTCTTGTTATGTTGTTTCTGACAAACAGGGCATGTATATTGAACATCCTGTTTTAATTTCGGCATAGTCTCGAAGAATCTCTGAACTTTCTTAAATTGTTCAGAAGTCAAGTTGTTCATAAATTCTAAAACATCATTAAATGCTTGTTCTTTTGCGTAGTGAATTTCCTCACCATCATAAATGTATTCAACGCATTCTGCAATAACTTTAAACAGCTCATCTAGATTATCAGCGTTAAGATCTTTAAATCTATTCATTGTTTTTATAGTTGGATAACTCATTACTACACCAACATCATTGAATAGATGGATTTTATTTGTATGCTCTGCGTCTTTTTCGATTCTAATCTTAGTTAAGTCAAAACTGATTTTAACACGAGCCTTTTCATCTTCTGGTGGGCACACGTCGCATGGAAATAAGAGATCTACGTTTTCACCAACTGACTTTGCACGTAGTTGCGTGAAGATATATTCCAAGTCAAATGTCGCCAATTTTTCAACATCAACACTTGTAACAATACAAGAACTGATAACAGTCTTTAAAGTTTCTGCCATCACTTCTGGGTCTTCGCTTTGCTGAGCAATCAACAAAGCCTTCTCATCCTTAACCAAAAATGGTCTAAATTTCACTTCTTGTCCAGTAGATGGAATAACCATCGAATATACTGGTGATGTATTCATAGGTAAAGCCACGTCAATCTCCTTTAGTCATATTTTTAATAAGTTTATTCAACTCAGTAGTGCTACCAACAAAGATAGCGTTATTATTTGTAACTTGCTTGTCCGCTTTTGGACCATCAAGTTTGGCTTTTTGTTGATGTATATCCATTAACTGCTGGTTTATGTCAGCTAACTGTTTCATCAAATTTCCAACCACTTCAAATGCACGAGGATGCTCTGATTGCTTCGCAACATCTAATGCGTGATTCAGAGCATCCTGTCCCTTAATCAATAACTCGTGTAAGTTACTTCTTGTTTTATCGTAATCGTCTTCAATCTTCTCTGCTGGTTTTTGAATAATCTCACCAGTAGATGCATCTATCACTTCACCTTCGGTCTTGGTTATAGTAGGAACATCAAAGACTTCTGATAATCTATCATCAATTTTCATCTTAATCGTTTCGAGTGTTTCTTGTTGGAGGATCCCCAGCAGTATCATCGTCCATTCTTGGTGGCATTGGACGAGGAGGAATTGGTGCTGGTGATGTATTTATTGCTGCCATCAAAGGCGATGGTGGTGTTGATGTCGCCATCGGTGTTGGTGACGGGATAGCAGAAGGTGTTGGTGCATTACTTGCAGCGCCAGCAACTTTCTCTTGAGTACGTCCCCAAGCAGCGATACCAAGTACAGCACCCATTGCAAGGTGGAACAGTCCAGCACCTTGCAGAGTTAATGGGTTCCACTGTGTTACTGGTTGCTTCAACAATGCTTGTAAAATGCTCCAAGCCACTGGGAATAAAACCATGTCACAGAAACAAACTACCATGTACATCCAACCCATGGCTGGACGCCATTTCTTCTGCATCCAGTCTTCGTCTTTTTTCGGTTCTACTTTAACTTCTTCTGCCATCTTAGTTCTCCTTATCTTGGTATTATATTTTGAGTTGGTGGGACTGGTGCTGCTGGTCTCGCATCACTTCTTGCAACAGCTATCTTTTCAAATTCCCACCATTTGTAATTCATAGAAACCTGCATCTTCATCACATCTTTTTGATCGTGTGCTAATTGGATGGATCCTACGTTCTTCGGATAACACTCATATAATTTAACTCTATATCGAGCCATGTCATTAATATCTTCAACTTCGATAGTAATCGGTGTGACATACTTCTCATAATAAGCGAAAGTTCTAGTTTGAACATTTTGAATAGAATTTATCCACTTATCAAAATATTCTTTTACTGACATGTCAGTGTCTACATAAAATGTCATATTAACATTATCGTAAACTCTGTCATATGGAGTTTCTCTCAACTCACCGAAGGTTCTTAGTTGAGCTGTCGTCAGAGTCATTCCTGGAAGAGAAACATCAGAACAGTACATAGTAATAGTTCTTAGATTTGCGCTTCCAGCTGAGAATGATGCTGGTTGAGTTATATTGACTGTATATCTTGAAGATCTAGCCAGACCTTCGCTTTTAACAGTTGCAATAAAATTTGATATGGATGCCATATTAGCCTATTTTTCTTCTTGATTCAGCCCAGACAACTTCCTTAGTCGCCCCAGAGAATCTTTCTACTGGAAGTAACATTGCTGTCGCCCAATCGTATGCGGGAATTTCTCTAAATGGAGATCTTACGTGGTCTGCCAAATAATGTTTGACGCAAGGTATGGCAGCATTATATCTTGCAACACCATCAATCATAGCCCAAGAATACTTTATTCTGGTATTTTCATTCATCTTCTTATTACTTGCAAAAGACATAAGTTTGTCCAGAAGACGAATTCTTAGTTGATATGGAAGATAATGCATGTTCAAACCGAGGAAACCACCCTGCACTTTTCTGAACGGGAATACTAGTGGGAATTTATCATAGTATGGGAGTTCAGCCTTCAGTTTCGGGTCATAATAATACATGTAGAGTTTTCCTGGGGTAACACTACTCTTTAACGCAGAAGTATCTCCTCTTAAAACCTTAGGTGGTGTTATAGACTGCTTATTTAAAAGCAGAATCTGTTGGTCAAACCAAGAACGTGATTTCTTCGTGGCGTCTGCCAGAGAATATTTGTTCTTCTCGAAGACGTCTTGGAGTGACTGTGGTTTTTTTGGAGGTGTTGTGTTAGCCATACAATTATTTAGGTTACTTTAACCCAAGTTCATGTTCGGTGATTATCTTGAATTGCCATCCTCTGTCTTTAGCGTATTCTGTAGCAGCCTTCCATTTAGCCTGATTTTTGATAAATGTCATAGATTCAGTTAGATATCTTTGGGTCTGTCTACCTGGATATTCTGGAGGTTGAGTCTGTTTGTATGGTTTCACCTCAACTAAATAAGTCTTTAACCCACCATCTTTATTTCTTACTTGTATTTGGAAGTCTACAAAGTATCGATGTATTCTATCATCAGTAGGACAACGATAAGGTACTACTGTTTCTTCTGACTTCCACTTAATAACTGCTGGGTTTTTATCGCACCAGCTAGCAAATCGTGTTTCCCAACTAGAACGCATGATGATGTTCGTTGGATCGCCAGAGTACTTCTCTGGAAACATAGGTTTAAATAATCTTTTGTGAAACATGGCTAAATAATGATGGGACTCTCCACAACTTATTTAGAGAAGATATGGCACTTCAATACGACCAACTGGGTAATGTGATAGGCGATTATAACGCTGGACCAACCACATCATCCTCTGTACCACAGCAAAAACAAAAACCGACACCACCGAAGCAGGATAATGCTGCAAGAATATCCAAGTCTCAGGGTGTGGATCAATATGCCTATACGTCGCTCAGCTACCCATCTGATATTATGTCCAAGCAGTATGGTGGCAACTATGTTATGTTCTACATTAACGTAAACATAGATTCTAAGTTAGCCAAAGATAATAAAGACAATAAGAACTTTTTCGTTGAAGACATCCCAGAAAGAAGACGCAGTGCATTTCTAGCCAAAGATAGAACGAAGACTAGTATGGTGGCTTCCCAGACAGTGGGCGCAGGTGTAGTAGCTGGTATCGTTTCAAAAGTTGGTGGTTCTTCTAATGATAGTGCTCTTGGAGATGCAGGTAAAGCTGCTGGTGGTATGGCAGTGTTGACTGCTTCAGTAGCCAGTCAAGCAGCCAGCGCCACACGTGCTCAGAAACGTCTGAAGTCTGCTATCGCTTTACATATCCCAAATCAATTAAGCACTCGTTATTCTGCTTCATGGGATGCTGAAGAAACTTTAGGGTTTCAAGCAGCTGAAGACATTGTTAAATCTATTGGAAGTGCAGGCACAAAAATGATGGTTCCTGGAGTTGGTGGAGCTTTAGCTGGCAAAGAACTTTCCCAAGGACCAGCAGCAGCTGTAACAGCTAACATAGCTATGAGTAAGGTTCCTGGAGGTGCTGCAGTTTCAGCTGCAACTGGTCTTGCGCCAAACCCAAAGAAAGAACAAGTATTCAAGAACGTAGATTTCAGAACATTCCAATTTGAGTATCAATTCTTTCCAAGAAATGAAACAGAGGCTCAGAATGTTATGAATATCATTTATGAGTTTAAGTATCATATGCATCCAGAATATAAAGATGCTACTGGTTATTTGTTTATCTATCCTTCTGAATTTGATATTACATATTTTACTGGGGATTCTGAGAACAAATATATTAACCGCCACACCTCTTGCGTATTAACCGAGATGAATGTTAACTATACCCCAAACGGCAACTTTAATACATTTGCTAATGGTATGCCAACTCAGATTAATATAACATTGAGTTTTAAAGAACTTGGTA